AGGTTGTGGTATAGACTCCAAGTCTTATGCTATGGGCTATATGCAAGGAGGTAAGAAAGAAGCTATTGGTTGCGGTATCGTAGTTGGTGGTCATACTGCATTCAATGTAAAGATGGAACTGTAATGGACTACAACAATGACTTCAAGTACGATTTAAAGGTTGGTCAAGTTAAGGAAGAGGAACTTGGAAAGATACTTAACAACTCTACAATAGAAGTTAAGTTTGATTTAAAAGCTCTTGAGACTGGTAATGTTTATGTTGAGTATTGGAGTAGAGGTCGTAAGTCTGGTATATCTAAGACAGAAGCTGAATATTATTGCTTTGCTTTTGGAAACACTTTCCATTTAATACCCACAGAAGAGCTTAGAGATAAATGTAGGAAGTATATCGGCACTAAGAGAGATAAAAAAGGAGGGGACTCCAATACTTCAAAAGGAATACTACTTCCGATAAAAGAACTCTTTTAATGACACACACCATAATATCTTCTATGTTCGTGATGCTGCCAAGAAAAACTAAGGCAGATAAGAAGGTGTCTCTCAATATGAATACTTACAGAAACTTACACCACTCTATTAGCGGACAAGCTAAGAAGAAGTACACAGAGGACGTTAGAGAGCAGTTAGAGGGCTTAATCATACAAACACCAGTAGAGATAACTTATAAGGTCTATAAACCTACTAAAAGACGCTTAGATAAGATGAATGTCATTAGTGTGGTTAGTAAGTTCTTACTTGATGCTATAACTGAATATGGTTGTTGGGAGGATGATAATGATATCCACGTCAAAACAGAAACAATTCTACCTACGGAACTTGATAGAGAGAACCCAAGAGTAGAAGTAATAATAAAAGAAATATAATGTTAGAAAAATTAGCAGTACATCACTCACTATGGGTTAAGATGTTAGTGAATATGGGCTGTAATAGAGAAGATGCTAAAGACCTTGTGCAAGATATGTATCTTAGGCTTAATAGGTTAGTTAAAGACCCTAATAAGATGATGTATGGAGACGATGTCAATAGATATTATGTATGGACTACGTTAAGGAATATGTACTTCTCTAAGCTAAAAAGAGATAGGGCAAGTATATTTTACGAGCTATGGGATTCTGATGAAGGAGAGAATAGTGAATACGATGTGAGTGAAGACGAAGCATTTACCAAAATCACAAAACACATAGATGAAATAACTCGTGATTGGACTGTTTACGACAAGAAACTATTTGAACTTTACTTTATCAAAGGACTCTCTTTAAGGGCTATAGCAAAAGGTTCTAAGATAGGACTTACATCAATACATACGTCAATACTAAATTATAAACAAATATTAAGAGATAGCCTATCAGAAGATTTGATAGATTACTTTAACCAAGATTTCGATAAGATATGAAAGAAGACAAATACTATTTAGAATTAGAGCAACAAGGATTCTACGAAACAGTAGATAGAAGGAGTAAGGATTACCGTGAGTATAAGAAATGGAAAGCAACCCATCTTAAAAAAGGGTATAAGGAATTGAAAGAAAGCGTAGCTAACCAACCAAAAGGTTTAGGGGATTCTATTGCTAAGATAACTAAAGCAACTGGTATAGATAAGGTTGTTAAAGTTGTTGCAGGAGAAGACTGTGGTTGTGATGAAAGAAAAAGTAAGTTAAATAAATTATTTAGCTACAAAAAGCTGGAGTGTATATCTGAAGAAGATTATGCTTACCTAAACAATTTCTTTAGTGGTTCTAAAAGCAAAGTAAATCATCATCAGAAGGTTAGGTTAATAGAAATATACAACTTTGCTTTTAATCAGAACGAGAAGACTACAACAAGTTGTTCTCCTTGTATATCAAGGGTAGTAAAAAACCTTAAAAAGTATTTGGAAGTGTAGAAATAATTCCATAGTTTTGTTGAAAATTAAAATAACAATATTATGGAAAAAACATATAAACAAAAATTAGCCAGATGCTGGGAACATAACATTCATCCAGTAACTGGTTGGGTTAATGTAAAGAGAATTGACGATGATTTTTTAAGGCATAAAAGTAGAGAGTCTTATTTTGATTCAGAGCTATTCCTTTCAGAGCGCAAGGAAGATAGAGAAGAACGTAAAGAACTTGGTATATGAAAGTAATATTCGATGCTGATAGTTTAATTTACGCTTCTTGCTTTAAAAGTAAGGATGATAGATTGGATAAGGATGATTTGTTTGAAACAGATGTTGATGTTGCTTTTGAGAAGTTTACAGATGGTTTTCAGCGATGTTTATCCTTTTTAGAGGAAAGAGTAGCTGTAGATGAGGTAGTGTTCTGTAATGGCTCTATAAATAACTTTAGAAAAAACATAACTCCTACATACAAAGCTAATAGGACTGCAAAGAGACCAGAGATATTAGGGGCTTTACATAACTTAGTTAAGTTTACTTATGACTCTGTATGGGGAGATGGTGTAGAGACTGATGATGTAGTAGCTACATTATGGGCTGAAGAGGTTAAGAAGAATGGTGTTGACAATGTCATCATTATGTCACTTGACAAGGACTACAAGCAATTCCCTTGTTGGTTTTATGACTACAACTACAAGAATAGAGAGTTTATAAAGATTACAGAAGAGGAAGCACTCAACAACTTCTACTCTCAGATGATTATAGGGGATACTGCTGACAATATAAAGGTATGTAAGGGGTATGGCAAGGCTTATGCCTTAAAGCTCTTTAAAGACTCTAAAAGCGAGTTCTCTTTAATCAGTAAAACATACAGACTATACAAGCAAGTGTATGGAGATGAAGCGAGAGCTATGTTTGAACAATCTAAGTCATTACTAAAACTAAAAACAGACTGCTATGACCAAATTATCAGATAGTCAACAGATGATAGTGGATGACTATTTCAGTTACACTATACTTGAGATGCAAGAAGGTATGCCTAAATACATCCTGCAAGAGGTTTTAGAGCATTACGAAGAGATGGAAGACTATTTGCCTTGTGCAGGAATAAAAAAAGCCTTAGATTGGTATGATACAAATAAATACGTCAAGGAATTGTATAACATAAATGAAGAGATAAACAAAATAGAATAAGAAATGAAAAAATATAATTTAGAGGTAGCTAATATGCTGTGTAATTACTTTTCTGAGCTTACTGGATTTGAGTTAGGCGGTAGAGGAAGAACACCTAAAGAAAGCTACCTAAGAGCGTTACTTTATAGGGTTTTAAAGGACTTAAACGATATGAATGATAGAGCTATAGCAAGACACTTTACTGAGGTTGTAGGAGATAGAAGAAATAGGTCTTCTGTTTATCACGCATTCAATAAAATGGATGTTTACTACACAACCTACGATGAATTTAGAGATTACTACGATGTTTTCTTTAAAGATAAGGTTTTAGAAAGAGAGGAGTTGGAGGCTAAGAAAGATAAGATTGAATCAGCTAAGAAGGCTAATGAAGAGCGATTAAGAGAGATTACTTTATCTAAGATGGTTTCCTTTTCAGACTCCAAAAGAATTGAGATAAGTAATATGATAGAAGGAGTTCCAGATGACAAGATACAAGATATAAGAGACCTAATAAGTTTAAGAATTAAGTCTTGGAGTTGGAAAGCAAAGAATGAGTACGAAATAATAGAAATTCAATAAACTAAAAGATATGAGAAGCACACAACCACATTACGATAACGGTAATTCATACGATTTAATTGACGTAATCAACGATTATAACATAAACTTCTGTAGAGGTAACATAATAAAGTATGTTATACGAGCAGGTAAAAAGAAAGATGAATTACAAGACTTGCTTAAAGCACAAGATTACTTGAACAGAGAGATAGAATTAATAAGAAAAAACAAATAAGAGATGGAAAGATTTGACAACGAATTAGACGAGTATTTAAGTAGAGAAGACAAGCAAAGTGAGTGTCAAGAATGTGGCACACCGATAGATAAAGAGTTTGGCTACTGTAGTTGGGACTGCCATAAAGCATCAATGCTTTAAAACAAAAACAAGACACCTTAGTTAACTTATTATGAGCAATTCACAAGAGATTAAACCAACTGATGGAAGAAAAGGGAATAGTAGAAAGAAATCTATTCCTAAACTTCCAATACCAGAGAAAGAAAGGTCTAATAAGCCGAGATTAAACGAAGCTAAGAAGAATAGAAAGAAGCAGTACGCTAAGAAAGCTATCAAGAATGTATTTGGTAGCGAAGTAAATGCTTTTGAGAGTTTAGCTAAGAAAGCTGAGGAAGGTAGCTACAACCATATGAAATTACTGTTAGATTTCGCTTATGGGGATGAGAAAGAAGAAACATCTACTAAGGTACAAGCACCTACCATAAACTTCTTTGGAGATAGTATAGAGGGTAAGAGAATTAAGGATAAAATTATAGATGTAACACCTAAAGATGAATAACATAAACATACATAAGAAGTACATACCTATTTTCAAAGATGATAGTAGGTATTTTGTTGTTACTGGAGGTAGGGGTAGTGGTAAGTCATTTGGAGTCAATGTATTCTTACTAAACCTTACTTATGAGAAAGGGCATAAGATTCTATTCTCACGATACACAATGATATCAGCCCATACGTCTATTATTCCAGAATTTATTGAGAAGATTAACCTAATGGGTGTACACGAAGACTTTAGGATAACTAAGGATGAGATAATGAACTTAAAAACTGGTTCTTCTATCATATTTAAAGGTATTAGGACATCTTCTGGTAACCAAACAGCAGCACTTAAATCCCTTAACGGTATCACTACATTTGTAGTAGATGAAGCTGAAGAGCTTACAGATGAGAGTGTTTTTGATAAGATTGACTTCTCTATACGTTCATTAACAAAGCAAAACAGAGTTATACTTATTCTTAACCCAACTACTAAAGAGCATTGGATATATCAAAGGTTCTTTCAGAATGAAAATGTACTTGCAGCATCAAACCTAAAAAAAGGAGATGTTAGTTACATCCACACAACCTATAAAGACAATAAAGATAATTTATCAGAGTCATTCTTAGGTAGAATATTTGAAATGAAGCGTAAAAGACCAGATAAGTATCAACACCAGATATTAGGAGGTTGGCTTGAGAAAGCTGAAGGTACAATTATTAGAAAATGGAGAGTTGGAGACTTTATACCTACAGAAACTACTTGCTATGGGCAGGATTTTGGATTTTCAGCCGATTTAACGACACTTGTGAAAATTTCTGTAGATAAACACGCAAGAAAGGTTTGGGTTAAGGAAATCTACGGAAAAGCCCATTTAAACACATCTGAGGTAGCTACAAGGAATAGAAATGAATGTGGTATGGATTTGATTATCTGTGATAACTCTGAACCCAGACTTATATCTGAGCTAAAGACATTAGGACTTAACATAAAACCAACTATAAAGAAGAAAGGTAGTATCTTATCTGGTATTGCTCTTATGCAAGATTATGAGATAATAGTAGACAGAGGTTCTCACGGTATTATAAGAGAGCTGAACAACTATGTATGGAAAGATAAAGGGGAAGCACCAATAGATAAGTTTAATCACTTTATAGATGCGATTAGATACGGATTAATGTATTTAGTACAAGGAGTTAACTCTGGAGTTTATGTGATAAGATAAAAATAAAATGTTTAATATGGAGGGGGATAATTAAGTTTGTCTCCCTTTTTTTTTGTTTAATATGGAGGGGTAAAAAATAATTCCGTCTTTGTTATGGGGGTAGGATTGCATTTTTCTCCGTCTTTGTTATGGAGGTGTTATA